CCTTTCTTTTGCTAAACGTAACCAAAAAAGATTAAATTAAGGCGTAAAAATGGCTCAACGAGGCAGGAAATCGGCGGCTTCAATGTCGGTCTTTGCCAAATCTGCGCAGACTCTTTCGGAATCGCGCCTTGATGCTCCGGTACATATTAGCGATGCAGAACGCAGCGTGTGGCTTGATGTTGTTAATGACCAGCCTGCCAATGCATTTACGCAGACGCATGGGCCGCTGTTGGAAATGTATTGCCGTCATGTTGTGCAGGCCAGAATCATATCTGATGAGCTATTGAATTTTGATCGTTCATGGCTTGCCGATGATGATGGATTGAAAAGATATGACCGTTTGCTGGCCATGGCAGAGCGTGAGGGTCGGGCGGCTTCTTCGTTGGCCACCAGGCTGCGAATTACGCGACAAGCTATTGACCAACAAACAGTTGCACGGTCGCAAATAAACGCCCCAAAGGCCCGCAAGCCATGGGAAATCTCATCTGACATAGCGTAAAAAAGGAATTGCGCTTGCCAAAGAAGAAATCATGCGCTGATCGAGATATTTCGCCGCGTGCGTTGCGAAACATAAATTGGATTGAATCCATGTGTTGCGTACCAGATGGCCGACTGGTTGGGCAAAAGGTTAAGTTAAGTCCGGCGCAGCGTGAGTGGATGGAAATGATCTATGGATCACCAACCAGAACATTCATCCTAAGCATTCCGCGCAAAAACGCCAAGACAACTACAAGCGCATTTTTAATGCTACTTCACTTGGTAGGCCCCGAGGCGGTTCCAAACGGAAACGCCTACAGCGCAGCGCAAAGCAGGGAGCAGGCCGGAATTCTTTTCGGCTTGGCGTCCAAGATTGTGAGGATGTCGCCTGATCTTAGTCAGTATGTGTCGATCAAAGAGTCGGCAAAAACAATGGTCTGCGCTGAGTTGGGCACGGTTTATAAGGCGCTATCTGCCGAGGCATCTACCGCTTTTGGCCTTTCAACATCAATAGTTTTCCATGACGAATTGGGCCAAGTGCGAGGTCCAAGGTCGGAGCTGTACGAAGCACTAGAAACGGCGTCTGCGGCGCAAGAAAACCCGCTAACCGTTGTTATAAGTACGCAAGCGCCATCGGCTAACGACCTTCTTAGTTTGCTGATTGCAGATGCGCAAACAAACGCAGACCCGCGCATTAAGTGTGTCGTTTATCAAGTGCCGAAAGATGCTGACCCGTTTGACCCGGTAGAGGTTGCGAAGGCACAGCCAAACTGGCACCTGATGAATCAGGCAGAAGTTTTAAAAATGGCCGCTGATGCAAAGCGCATGCCAAGCCGCGAATCAAGCTACAGAAATTATGTTTGCAACCAACAGGTTGAGGCTAAAGAGCCGTTCGTAACACAGTCTATCTGGCAGTTGTCCGGCGCAAATCCTGACCGCGATATGGATTACAAGCGCCTGTTTCTCGGCCTTGACCTATCAAGCGTCAATGACCTTACCGCACTCGTGGCTGTATCGGAAGAAGGTGATGTCTATCCGACATTCTGGCTGCCTGCTGATGGGCTGGAAGAGAAGAGCCGGGCAGACCGGGTGCCATACGACGTATGGGCAGATCAAGGCTTTCTTGAAGCCTGTCCTGGCAGAAGTATCGAATATGAATTCATCGCCTACAGGCTTAGAGAAATATTCGACCGTGGCAACGTTGAATGCGTGGCATTTGACCGATACAACATGCGGTTTCTCAAGCCGTGGCTTGAAAAAGCAGGCTTTACGGAAGAAGAACTAGAGCGCTTCATCGAATTCGGACAGGGTTTTGTTAGCCAAAGCCCAGCCATTCGAGAACTTGAATCGCGGTTGCTCAATGGGAAGTTGAAACACGGAAATCACCCGGTATTGGCGATGTGCGCCGCTAACGCCACGGTGATTCAAGATCCTGCCGAGAATCGGAAGTTCATCAAAAGTCGTGCATCTGGCCGAATTGACGGCATGGTGGCGCTGGCTATGGCAATTGGTGTGATGCCGAATCAGGCAACAGTAGAAAAATCATTCTGGGAATAACACTTTGAAATTCTGGCCTTTCTCGAAAAAGTCGGCTACGTCAATGAGCGCGCCTACGCTATCGGCCCTCTTGGCGTCGGCTTTTGGCGTTGGAGGCTCGACAAAGAGCGGGCTTTCCGTAACCAGCGAAACCGCGCTGCAAGTTCCCGTTGTGATGGCATGTGTTCGCGTCATTGCCGAGGGTGTTTCGCAGGTTCCGTTTCGCGTGATGCGCGAAAGCCCTGACGGCAAGGTTAGGCTGCCAGCAAAAGACCATCCGCTGTACGACATTCTCCACCGCAAGCCGAATCGCTGGCAGACCAGCTACAGCCTGCGGGAAACAATGGTGATGCACGCCGTATTAACCGGCAATGCCTACGCCTTTATCAGTCGCGTTGGTCGAAATGCCAGCATCCATGAACTGATTGTCATTCCTCCCGGCAAGGTACGGACTGAAATCAGCGACTCAGGCGATATGTCATATATCGTCACCGGACGAAACGGTGAGCAGCGAAAGTTATCATCTGACGATATATGGCATCTTCGCGGCCCTAGCTGGGACGGTAGTGTTGGTATGCAGATCGTTAGCTACGCCAGGGAGGCTATTGGCCTAGCGATGGCTAGTGAGGAAACCCAAGCCAATCTGCACGCCAAGGGAGTCAGGGCGTCGGGTGTGTATAGCGTCGAAGGCGCACTGAACCCGACTCAATACGAAGCCCTGAAAAACTGGATAAGCAAGGAATTCGTCGGCCAGACCGGGCCGATGATCCTTGATCGAAACGCCAAATGGATGCCCACCTCAATGACCGGGGTGGATGCGCAGCATTTGGAAACCAGAAAGCATCAAGTCGAAGAAATCTGCCGGGCATTCCGCGTGATGCCGATCATGGCCGGGCAAGCTGATAAAGCAGCCACCTACGCCAGCGCAGAGCAGATGTTTATCGCGCATTTAGTACATACGCTTACGCCCTGGTATGAGCGCATAGAACAATCAGCAGATTGTCAGCTATTGAGCGACAAAGACCGCGAGGATGGCTATTACACCTTCCTTGACCCGGTTGGAATGCTGCGTGGCGCCCTTAAAGATACCGCCGAATACCTCTACAAGCTCTCTTCGATGGGCGTAATGACCCGCAACGAAGCGCGAGAAAAGCTAGACCTCAATCCGATTGATGGTCTAGACGAGCCGATTACTCCAATGAACATGATCACATCGGCAGAAAATGCCGTAAAAAGCGAGGCCAATCCATGAGCCGAAAGTATTACGACTGCGCCTTTGACGTAAAGGCAATCAATGACGATGGAACTTTTGAGGGCTACGGGTCCGTTTTCGGAAATGTTGACGCCTACAAGGAAATCGTCGCCAAAGGGGCTTTTACGGAAAGCCTGCACAGCCTGAAAAACCAAGGCCGCATGCCTGCTTTGCTCTGGCAGCACCGGAGCGGTGAGCCAATCGGTGTTTATACCGAGATGCGCGAAGACGATACCGGCCTGTTTGTTCGCGGCAAGCTCGCACTGAAAACCGCGAGGGGTGCAGAAGCCCATGAACTGATGAAAATGAAGGCGCTGTCTGGTCTGTCTATCGGATTCGTCACCCGCGAAGATAGTTACGACAAAGTTACCGGAATTCGCACCTTGAACAAGGTCGATTTATGGGAATGCAGCATCGTTACCTTCCCGGCCAATGATTCCGCAAGGGTTAGTGCCGTAAAGAACATTGACGAAATCGAATCTCTTGCCGATGCCGAAACCTTCCTGAGAGAGTCAGGCGGGTACAGCAAAAGCGAGGCACTGGGCATTATTGCCCGTATCAAGTCCGTGCATGGTCGGAGTGATTCCGATGAGCAGGACAAATTGCTTGAAGCCCTGAAAAAGCTGAAAGCATCCATCCGCTGATCTAGTAGCACTCCACCACAAACCACCTCCGGGTGGTTTTTTTACGTCCAAAGGAAATGAAATGGCACAAGAAATTAAAGATTTGGTTGAAGGCATCCAAAAAAGCTTCAACGACTTCAAGGAAATCAACGACGAACGGCTTTCCAAGGTAGAAAAGGGCGCATCTGGCGCCGACTTTGAAGCCAAATTGGCAAAGGTTCAGGCCGATATCTCCGCTGCTCTCGACATGAAGAAGAAAATCGAGCGCATCGAAGCCAAGCAAAACGCGGCTGGCCTGTTCGGTGGCAAAGAAGAAGACCAGCAC